CATCGCCCACCAATATTGTTGCGCTTCCCACAGCACCTCAAATGCGCGGTTGCGCCCCAACATCTTATTTGCTTGGGCAACGCTGTCAAGTTCGCTCTTGGGCATGATGCGACTTGCCTTATGTAATTTCTTCTTTGCCATATCGGTTGTTGTTATTGGGGACGATGCAAAGTTACAGCCTTGCATCGCCCCCAATCGTTTAACTATTGTTGCGTGTTGCGCAGGTCGGTTATCATAAGTTTTTTGAGGTTTACGATAGCCTTGGCGCAGGAGTCGCGTTGCTCCGGGGTCTTGGCGCGTAGCCATTCTTTGGTGAGTTCGTCCACGTCACGCTTGTAGTCGGTGATGATTTGGTAGCGGTCAAATTCGGGGGTGGCCTCCAGTTCATCGAGCATCTCATAGTAACGGTCCTCGTCACGTTTCCTTACCTTGCGTATCGCGCTCACGCGGTCTTTGGTGGTCTTGTATTCCTCGTCCCATGTTTTGAGGGAGTCGGACACGGCCTTGTCGGTGACGCGCGTGAGGAGTTCCTTGGCGAGGGTGTTACTGCGCTTGCGGTATTTCTCCATGATTTGCTCTCGCTCCTCGCTTCCGTATGCCCAGCCTGTCAAGGGTGCGCCTCGGCGTATCTTGTAGCGTGCGTATCGCTCGGCAATCTGCGAGGGGGTCATCTTGCTTGCCTCCTCGGCTGACGCTCCGAGTTCGTCAAAATAGAGTTTGTCTATCTGACTCTGCGGACAGTTGATGATGCGTGCCATCAGCAGGCCGAACTCGCGCGAGGTCTGCGCGTCATCGCCGAAGTAGTCCATCGTTGCGACAACGATGTCGGTCAGCGATTGGGGATTGACACCCACGCCCGACTGCACAAGCAGGTTGAGTATGTCATTCACGGCGCCCTTTTGGTCATTCGGCATCTTGCGGAGGATGGTTGCGAGGTCGCTTGCCAACGGCATATCCTTTGCAAGATACTCCCAATTGCCCTCTCCGTTGAGCCACATCTGACCTGCCGAACTCATCACGTCACCGCCTGTCAGACCCTCAATGCTTCCGAAATAGGTGTGGTTGAGAATATCGTCCCACATCTTGTCTTTCTCGGACTCATCGTCACCCATGAGGAGGTAAGGCAGGTACGCGCCCATGTTCCATGCAAGTTGCAGGGCGAAGCCGAACACGGCCAATCGCGCAAGGTCGCGGATGATGTTCCGGCGGTACTCGCGCTTGGAGTTGGCCGTTGCCTTGTCGGGGTCTATGCCGTCACGCCACATCTGCTTGGCCATGAACTCCACGCTCAACGCCTTGTTGCCCGGCGTCATGTAGCGTTTGAGGCTACGCAGGGAGTCATACAACTGACGTGTGTAGGACATGGACGAGTTGCGGAATACAGTGAACAGCACCGAAAGCCACGAGCGGTCAACCTGCATGGTGGAGAGGAACGCGCCCTCGCTTGATTGCTGTGTCTGATTGAACAGGATTGTAGCGTCCTGCTTGGCTCGCTCCTCGGCAACATCGGGGTCATACCCTTTGCGCTTGTAACCTGCGAGTCGGCTCTGATATATGGCGTGTGAGCCGATGGCAACTGTCAGCGCGTCCACAAATGCGTTGGGGGACATACCTACGCGCGAGGCAATCTCAACGACACGGCTTCGCCACATCTTCCAGTCCATATCCGATTTCAGCAGGCGCGGGTCACCTGCCATTCGGCTTCTCCATCGCTTCTCAAACAACGGCAGGTTCTCCATCGACCATTTCCATGCTCCGTAAGGATTGGCGATGTTGGCCGCAAGGTAGAGAGGATTGCTGTCCGAAAGGTAGGCAGGCATGGAGAGGAACTGCTTCAGTGCGGTGAACACACGGAAACTTACCTTGGCGGCTGTGACACCCTTGGCGATGTTGACAGCGGCCTTGTCAAGAGCTGCAATCGGCGGTCGGTATGCTCCGGCGGCCATACTGAACACGTTGCGTAAATTCGTCCACAGCGTCTTGCCTCCACCATACACACTGCTCATGTTCATAACTTGGTTGCGGAAACGCTTGTATGAAAGCAGGGTGTTGAGGTCGCGGTTGAACTCTGCGAACGCGGCCCACCGCTCCATCTGCTGTAGGTGGTCAAGGATGACGGAGAAAGCGTTGGCACCGGTCACGTCAAGGGCGAGGTTGTTGCGCCTGCGCTTGATGATGCTACCTGTTGAGGTCGCAGGCAGAGCGGTGTCCGTGGTGTCATCGGCTACGTCCACATTCTCCAATCTCGCGTTGGCGAGTATCTTCAAGGGGAAGTAGTTCTCAATGGCGGCCATGGACGCGCCGAACATACGCTTGTGTACCTCGTTGTACTCGTTGCGCTTGCCGACGAGGAACTCCTCCTGCATCCAATCCGCAAGTTGAATGAACTTCGGGTCAAGGAAGTCCTTGATGTTCTCAATGTCATCCTCGGTGATACCCATACGGCGCAGTTTCATACGTCCGTCACTCATCTTGTCGGCCATGTAGATGTAGAGCAGGTTGCCCTGCGTGAGTTCGTGGTCTTTCATCTCGCCTCCGTCCCAAAATCTCACGGATGCTTTCGGGAGTTTTCGGTCAATGGCAAAGAGGTCACCCCACGTCATCTTCTTGCCGTATATCTCGCTGACCTTTGCGTCAAGGACTTTCAGAGCGTCACGATAACCCGTGTACTCTTTCTCGGCGGCCTCAACCCATCCGCGCATATAACGGTTCCAAAGATAACCCTCGCCACGCACGTTCTTCTTGCCGAACATACGCAACATCTGGTCAAACGTGCCGAGGGGCGCAAGCATGAAGCGGACGAAACTATTGTTGGAGAGTTTCTGCACGCGCTCATCCTTGTGATGTTCATCGGTCGGCCTGCCCTCCATGTCGGAGTTGGCGTTGTGGTGGATTTCCTCAACGCGCTGTTTCTCGGCCTCGCGCCACGCCTTGGCTCGCTCAACGCTTGCGCTCAGTGCGTCACCCATCTGCTCTATGAGGGATTGATATGCCTCGGCACGCTCAATCTTATTCTGACGTATGGCATCGTTGGTGGACTCCACATATTGCTTGTATGCGTCATCCGTCATCTGCCCGGCGTCCTTATCCTCCTTGGCCTGCTTGATGCTGTCGCGCAGTGCTTTCTCCTCGGCCTTGCTCTCGGTGATGTCCTCAACATACTGTCGGGCGATTTGCAGGCCTGCGTATTCAAGGGTAGCCTCGTTCGCGATTGCTTGGTCGGTGCTGCTCATGCGGTTGATGGCCTCGGCGATGCGGTTGTCAATGTCATCCTTGGGCAGGGACGTTGACTTCCTTACCACCTGCGCTATGCGCTGGCCGTCCGGGTCAAGTTCGCCCTGCACCTCAATACCGCGTGCATCGACACGGCTACCGCGAATGCTCAACAGCCTGCCAAGGGTGTTTGCACCCATGCGCAACTGATTGTCAACCATGATGTCCATGACCTTTTGAACGTACTGGCTCACGTCCTGTTTGCCAACTACATTGTTGATTGCCCCCAGTATTCTCTTGGTTTCATACTTGCTCAAATCATCAAGCAGATTATTATCCATGAGGACACGGGCGAGGTCGGCAACACTCTTAACGGTCGTAATGTCATACTCGCGCTGACGCGCCATTGCCTGACGCAGATGGTTGAGGTTGCCGCCGATAGCACGCATTGCATCACGTTTTGCCTGTAAATTCCCTACATTGGCCTGCATAGCCTCGGCTTTCATCTTGGTGATGGTTTCTTCCAGTCCCAGGCCGGGGTCACGGAATCGGGTAACATAGTCAGCGTCATAGCCGGTCCGTCTGCGCATTACAACGTCCTCTGCATCGGCAAAGACACCTTTCTTGCGCAGGTTCTTCCATGACTTGTATAGGATGTAGGAAAGGTCTTTATCGTTGAGGCGTATGCTCTTGGCGATTTTCAGACCTTGCAGGAACTTGTCGAGGAAAGCCTGCACTTTGGCTTTGATTTTGCCCCAAAGCGTCAGTTCGTCACGGCTCATCTTCTCAAAACCCTCGCTCCCGATTCGGCCGCCGAGGTCTGACATATATTCCTCGGTGGCTTCCTTGCGGAACTCCTCGCGCTTCTTCTCGGCTTCCACACGAGCCTCTGCCATGTCGGTGTAATAGTTGGCGTTCACATCTTCCCCGGCACGCTCATGGGCCTGTGCCTTGCGCACGCGCAGGCGGTCGGCTTCATCGCTTACCATCCTGTCGGTCATCTTGTCAATGACTTTGCGGATAGGGTTGGAGGCATGGCTGTAAATCTCACCGAGGAATTCATCGAAGCGTTCCTCACCAACGAGCGCACGCAGACCCTTGTGTCCTGCAACCTCATGGACAAACGTATTGTCCACATCGGCTACATTGACATTGTTGGGCAGGACGATGACAACCTCATCATCCTTTGCGCTCCACCAACCTTTGGCACGCCTCTCTCTGCGAGTGGGGAGTGCATCGGCTTCTTCCTGCGTCCGCACAATGCGGACTGGGGTATTGGCCCTTTCCGATAGTTCGGCGACACGCGCTTCTTTGGCTTCGGTCGATGATTCGTAAGCGTCAAGGTAGGCGCGTGCCTTTTCAAGACCTGCATCCCATTCGCCTGCGTTCACTCGATCGCGCAGCTCATTGAGCATGGGTATGTCGGCTTCTGCCACGCTTCCGCTGATGTCGCCGAACTTTGCGCCACGCTTGGCGAGTTCAGCACGGAGCATAGGGGGAACGGCATTGATGGGGAACGTGATCTTTTGGTCGCCCACGCGATTCATGATGAGGTCTGCAACTTCGCTCCACGGAACGATGCGCCCCGGCTTGAAATAGCGTGACAGCATGGTCTGAACCTTTGTATCATCGCTCAACTGACCGTTGACGCTTCCGCTGTGCCAGTCCATAAGACCCACGGAATCCTTTGCGCCCTCGGCTTGATAGCTGCTCGTTTCCTCGCTTTCGGGGTAGTAACCCTCAACAACAAGAAGTTCGGGGCGGTCGTAGGCGGCTGTGAACTGGTCGTTGAGCGGTGAGGTACGGATATGGAAATATGGATTGTAGGCCACATCCCCGGTGGTGCGTCCGTTGCCCTGCACAAGGTCGGCTTTGCCGTTCTCCTTGCGCATACCCTCTTCGCTCTGCTCCCAACGGCTGAATATCATCGGCGCACGCCATTCTCCGTTCTGCTTGGCGGTCATAGGTGGCAATACGCCCATGTTCGCCCACTGCGAGTAGCGGTAGCCTTTCTTCAGCGGTTGTGCATCAAGGAAGTCAAGCAGCTCACGCTCTGAAATAAGACGATACTTGTTGCCGTCCCCGGTGGATGCCGATTTCTTGCCGAGTTTGTTGAACTCAGCAGTCAGTTCTTTGAGTTTGGCCGTTGCCTCATCATATTCAGCCTGCCGAGGGAATACGCCGTCACCGATATTCATGCCCGAAAGTTGAGTATTGACAGATTCAAGTTCACGGCGGTACACCTCTCCGACATCTATAATGCGTTTGAGCAGGTTACGGTACGCTGTTCCTGCAGCAGTTGCATCGTCTGACAGACGCACGGAATATCTTATACTGCGCTCATCGCCTTCGCCAATCTGCAACTCGCGGAAAGAGAAGAGAGAGTTGCCTTTCTCTTCATTGACGGTCGCCACTCTCGCACGTTGTCCGAAGCCTTGCAGAGTCACACTCTTGCCTTTATCAAGTGCAGAAAGCAGATATTCTCCGGCCTCTTTCGGCTTGTCAAATGTACGACCGCCACCATAGTAGCTGCCCGTGTCATTGATAGTGACGGTAGTGGGATAAATGTCCTTGTCATCCGGCTTAAAGCCGTTGCGCACCAAATCGGCACGGTCTTGGTCGTTAAGCCGGATAAGACGTTCAAAATTCTCTTTGCGTTTTTTCAACTCCTCGTACTTGGCTTTCTTGCGCTGATAGTCGCGCTCAAAGCCATTGCGCAGGGCGCGGAGTTTCTTTACCAGTTTCTCCTGCTTGGCTTTCTCGAAGATTACAGGGTTGCCCGAAAGGATTGCAACCATTTCCGCAGGATCCATATTGCCGTCCTCATCGGCTGAACCCTCGTCAAAACTGCGTGTGCCACTCACAGTACCCATCTTGAACTGGGTTATCATCTTCCCTTTGGCATCGAGAAGTTGATATTTGTAGAGGTCAAGACTGCCCTCGGTGGCGTAGTAATGCACTCTGACCTTGTTGCCCATGAAGTCGCGTGCTACAAGGTTGCCCTGACGGCCTCCACGGCCTATGCACTGCTCCAGTGCCGCAGGTGTCCAAGGCACGGTCAGCATGTGCATATCAGTGATGCGGTCTTGCACGTTCACGCCGGTTCCCATATTCTTTGTGCCTCCGATAAGGATGCGCACTTTGCCGTCACGCACGCGCTGAAAGAGGTCTTTGCGCTTTTCCTCGGTCGGGGCCTCTTGGATATAGGCTATTTCGGAACGGGGTATGCCGTAGTCGTTGACAAAGCGGTTCACCATGTCAGTGTATGCGTCATACTCCTTTCCCTTGCCCGGTACGCCCATCTCGCAGAAGATGAGCTGCACACCGCGCTGTTCTGCCATTTCGTCATAGTATTTCTTGACGTTCTCGCATACGGCGTGAACCTTGCCTCCGTCATCGTTCATGTCGGGGAATATGAGTCGCGGACTTACGGCCGCTTTTGCCGATATGGTTGATGCATGGAGTCCCCACGGCGCACGGTTCGGGTCTTTGGGGTAGATACCGAAATATTTGCCGTCCTTGGACTCAATCATGTTCACAATCTCGGAGTTGATTTCCGACATTGCGTCACTGGCAGGAACGATGACCGTATGAGCGTCAATGCCGGGTTTCGGCAATTTGAGGTTTTGGTCGTTGCGTACATCGGCTATCTCGGCGTACAGCTGCGAGAGTTCAGCCACGTTGTCAAACTGACGGAAACGGTCTTTCAGCGCGAAGCCTCCTGTTATGGTAGCCTCCAGTTCTGACGTGTGGACGGCGAACGTACTTGCCCATGCGTCAAAGGTCGGCATACCCAACTCTTCAAGTTTGCGCGGACGCAGATAGTTCAGCAGGTTGTAGGTCTCCACAAGCGAGTTGGTGATGGTGGTGCCGGAAAGGAACACCGTACCTTTGTCGCCTTGGTGCATCTTTTGTAGGTGTCGAATGCCTGTCAGCAACGCCACGGCGCGGTTACTGCCCTGCGGGTCGCCGAGTCCTGCTACCTTTTGGTAACTTGTCACGTATGGCAGCGCCTTGAAATGGTGGCTCTCGTCAACAAACAGATAGTCTACGCCGAGGTTCTCAAAGCAGAACTCGCGGTCAACGGCGCGGTCAAGTCGCTTTTCAAGCCTTGCCTTCAGATTCTCTCTGCGCTTCTCCAGTGCTTTGATTTGCTTCTTGGTCATTTGGCTTGTGTCGTTCGTGCCGTAGAGATACTCAATCATATTGTCCAACTGCCACATCTGCTCATCAATCACGGCTCGTTCTGCCTCCTCTGTGTGGGGAAGCATACAGTATTGCTCGTGGCTGAGGATTACGCAGTCATAATCGTTGAGCGATATGTTGGCAATGAATTTCTTGCGGTTCTCTTTCTTGAAGTCGCTGTCGTTGGGCGCAAGTACACGCGCCGAGGGGAATGACTCCTTGAACTCACGCGCTATCTGCGCCACGGTGGATTTCAGAGCGACAATCATAGGCTTCTTGGCTATGCCCATTCGGCGCATCTCCATGATGGCAGACTGCATTACAAGAGTTTTGCCTGCACCCACAATATGGTCGACGATACCGCCCCGGTTGTTGATGAGCATCCATACAGCGTCTTTCTGATGTGGACGTAGTTCTTTGCCCATGAGACCCGGCACAATGAGGTGTGAGCCGTCAAAGTGGCGTATGACGGTACGGTTGAAGCGGTCATTGTATAACTGCTCCATGAGGTCAACACGCGCAGGGTCGCTCGGCAACCATGTCTCAAACCGCTCGCGCAGGTCTGCGATTTTCTGATTGGCGAGTTCTGTCTGCTCATCGTCAACATGGGTGTTCCCTTCTTTGTCCTTGTAGGTAATGACAAGAGTTTTGTCTTCAAGCGCGGCTTGCAGGATTTCTTTCGCCGACTTCTTCGGGGTCTCCCAGTCCGATGCCTCGCCGCCGAGTTCTTTCTTCTCGATGTTGATTTCAAACGAGTCGGTTTCGGGAATGTAACGGACTCCGCTCTTCTGTTCGTTGACATATCTGCCGAGTTCGGGGTCCCACTTTCGTCCGCGGTTGCTGTATACGGCGTGGATTCCCAGCAACTCATTGACAAAATCGTTGAGCACCTCTTCGGGAATCCAACGTGCGCCGAGGTGGATTGTGATGTCATCGAAAGGTATACGTTCCGGCTGCACATCTTCAAGTGCTTTCACGTTGCGCTCAAACGATTTGTCTTTCTCGGCGGCGGCTCGTGCATCTGCAAGTTTGGTAACAACGTCACCGCTCAGATATTCATCGCGTGTAACGTAGTCATCCTCGCTATTGGGTTTGAGGAATACAACGTCTCCGCATTGTTCGACCCAGTCCTCGCCGAGTGCCTTGGCAAGATAGTCGGGGCGCAGGTAGCCGTATTCTGCCAATGACAGCGCGACTGCCTCCTGCGGAGTTTTCTTCCCTTCAAGATTGATTGACGGCTTGATGGAGTTCTTGATGAAAATGTCTGAGAGTCCGACAAACTTGCCGTTCTTCCATACCTCCAATGCCTGCAAGGTGTAGCCGTCAATATCGTCAAGAATGAAAGAGTTGTCTTTGTCCTGCAATCTGCCGAACTTGCCCACAAAGTTGTCGTAAGCCTTTTGCAGCTCACCACGGAGAGCTGCAAGGGTTTTATCTTTCTCGCCCTCAATCTGACCTGCGATAAGTTTTTTCATGCTCGTGCGCAGGTCTATCATGGCTTCTATCCGGGGAAGCATTCTGTCATGCTTCAGCGTTCCCTCGAATGTCCGGGTCACCTCGCCGTACTCGTTGCTCTTGGCGGTGAGGACTCCAACCTTGCCGTCTTGAATGACAAGATTGCCGTTGCTGACCCAGTCGCCGTTACCCTTGTACGCCTCGCGGATAGCCTGCTGTGTCTCGCGGATTGTGCGCGAGGGGTTGAACAGACTTCCACGCCTGCTTCCTACAATACGCTTGATGGCTTTCTCCACCTCAGAGGCTATCTCGTCAACGGTCAGTTTGCTCGTCAGTCCGAATGCGTCTTTCTTGCCGTACTGGTTGCCTGCTTGAATCTCGCCGATGAGGTTGCGCGGATTTAGTTTGTAGTAGCCGTTGAAACTTACCTCCTGTTCTGAGCCGTCAAGTTTGTTGGGAGCGGTCTTTTCATGTTGTGAGAGGAAAGCACGCTCTGTCTCCATGTAGGATTCATCTGCGCGTGTCTGCTCGCGGTCATGCTCGTCTCTCCATTTGCGCACGTAGATAATGTCCGTGACTACGCCTGTGCCCTGGAAAGTGTTGTCGGGGAGTCGGATTGCGCCCAGTATCTCGCCTTGGTCTGCGATATGGGCGCGGATGTTCTGATTGCTTGGTGTGTCCATGACGGCACTTGTTGTCATCATGGCTACGAGACCGCCGGGGCGTGTCGCTTCAAGCATCTTCACGGCGTAGTAGTTGTGAATGCGGTTCTGTGCGGAGCGTTTCAGCGGTGAGCCGTCATTCTTCCATGTTGGGTCATTGACCACGATGTCGCCGAAAGGCACGTTGCTTGTCACCACATCGAATGAGCCGGGGGCGATGCCCGATTTCTCAAACGCGCTTATCATCACGTTTGCATCGGGATAGAGGGCGCGAGACAACTGACCGCTGAGCCAGTCAAGTTCAACACCCGTAATGGAGGTGCGCTCCTGTATGCTCTTGGGCAGTGTACCCTCAAACATACCGTTGCCCATAGAGGGGTCGAGCATGGAGCCGCCCTTGTAGCCTGCAAGCGCAAGGAAAGAATTCATTGCTCTTGCTATCGGGGTCGGGGTGTAATAGGACGAAAGAGAGGCGCGTTTGATTGCGCCAAAGAGGTTCTTATCGCCCGATGGATCGAGTCTCTTGATTACCTGTGCCAGTCGGTTGATTGGCGTGTCTGTAAAGGTATTGCGTGTGATTTGGTCTAAGTCATAGTATTTGCCCAAGTCCACCTGACCCCATCCACGGAAGCGTGACATGATTGCTTTCTGCTCATCGGTGGCAGGTTTGTCACCGAACAATACGTCAGCGAGAGTTTCTATCGCTTTGACGTTGGCTTCAAGACGCTGTGACGGCGTGTAGGTGTCTGCCTCGTTGCCGTTCTCTTCGTCATAGCGGAAATTGTGAGTATATTTTGCTTCCGGCTTCTTCGGCTTCTTTACGGCAGGAGTTCCACTTCCGCGGCCAGTGACGGCGGAAGATTCTCCCTCAGAAAGTCTTTCTGTTCCTCGGTCAGCACCACGTTCTGATACAGAGCCTGCTCCAGCAGTTCTTCCACGCTCCACTGCGGAACCGTTGCCTCGGCTATCAGTTCCGCTCTCATCACGTCCCCGATTTCCGACGAGTGGTTGTAGTCCCCGGTTCTCATCAGTTCCATGTGTCGCTCCGTCAGTTCCTCGCTCCACGCCTGTGCCTGCTTCATGAGTTGCCCTTCCTTTATCAGTCGGTTCAACTCCTGCGGACGATACTCTTCCATCAGTTCCAGTCGCATCAGAGCCCACGGTGTGTGCGAGTTCTCCTCCAGCCACTTCTTGACTCGGTTGATTACGTTTTCGTTCATCTGTTTCTTGTTTTTGAGGTTCTTCGTTTAAGTCGGCGAATAATCCTCCGATAGGTTCGTCCGGCTTCAAAGTTACATCATTTTTGCGAGATTTTCTATTCTTTTTCGCAGGTTTCTTCTCACCTCTCAGCAGATTAACAGCATTTTTGGTGGTCTTTCTTTCCTCGGCGGCCTTACGCGCTACACGCTGTGCCTCGCCGAAGATGCCGTCAACAGGTTTGATGCGCTCCCAGTTGCCCTTTTCCGACATGACACCTTTGACCGCTTCAAAAATCGGGTTGCCGTCAGTATCAAAATCTTCAATCTTGACTTTCTCCCACTTGCCGTTGCCGTACCGGTCCCACATAACCTCATCGCCTACCTTGTAGCCGTTATGGGAAACGTCTGCTCTCTGCTGTTCTACAAGCTGCGTTTCAACTTCGGGAGTGATAGTGTAAGGAGACTCGCCACGTCCTGCCATATCCACAAGTTCCTGCCATGTTTCTTCGGCTGAAGAAGTGGGCAGGTATTCCTTTGCCTCGCGCTCAATGCCATTGAGCAGGTCGGCATAGGTCACGTTGGCATCTGCCCAACAGTTACGCCCCATGCGGTCAAACGACACATGACCTTTCTCATCGGGCCATTCAACGCGGTACATGATGCGAGTGGCTTGCAGGTTATCTCCGCTGTATGTCACATCGCCCGGCGTTACTGACGGGTCAAGACCGATAGTAATGTAGAGTTCGCGGCCCTCGTTGAGGGGCAAACGTATGGATATGTCACCACCTGCGGGCGCGATATTCGCGGTAACGGCGTTCTTTCTCTTGCCACGGTTGGCGGTTGTAGAGCCAGTCACCTTATCAAGTCCCAGGCCGAGGTCGTTCACAAGTTGTTTGGCGAGATCAACTGCATCCTTGACGGCTTTCTTCTCGGCATTGCGCATATAGCCGTATGCCTCGTTGTAATCGCCTTGGCGCTTTGCTCCCGCAAAGAAATCCTTGTCAACCTCTTCGGCTTCATAGTAGCCGAGGATTGCCAACTGGTCGTTGACTTCTTCAAGGGTGTCATCTACTCGTTTGAGGTCGCGGAGGATGCGCTTGCGTCCTGCTTCTCCAGTTCCTGCGCTTTGCGCTGTAACTTCTGCTTCGCCTGCAACAGCCTCTGCTTTTTCTGCAAGAGCAGTTGTATCTGCTTCTGTCTGCTTGTCATTTTCTCTTCGGTTTTTGTTTCGGGTTTCGGTAAGTTCTTTCTGCGCCTGCGCGGATGCGGTTGAGGCTTTACGCTCTTCCACAATCATAGCGGCCTGCGCGATTGGGTCTGCCTGCTTCTTGTCAAAGTTCTGCACGTCAAACGTGGCAACCTGCTCGGTAGGAGTAAAGGTATATTTGTCATAGCCGGGTGTCCAGCGTGCGCCCTCATAGAACGATTTGAGCCACGGACGTATCTTGTCGCCCAACAATCCAACCATCTTTGTGGCATAGTCGGGGAATGACGTAGTGCCTCGCTCGATAAGGCCCATAGCAAAACGGATACCTGCTGACTGGATGCGCTGACGTTCCTGCGGTGTCAGTTCGCCGGGGTCCCGGAACTTGATGTTGGTGTCGCCCTCGTCATCGCCGATGCCCAACAGGTCGCGCAGCTCGTCAGCCAATGACTGCATTTCGTCATCGCTGATTTCGTGCTGTTGCTCCGGCTCTGACTTGACTGGCTCTGCATGGTCGCTCAACATGGTTTCGCCTTTCTCCGACAGGTCTGTCATCACATCTTCAAGGCTCACGCGGTTTATAGGTGCTTTCTTCGGCTTGGCAGATTTCTTCGCAGGCTTCTTTTCTTCGCTCTTGGCAGGGGCAGGAGTGACAGCCTCACGCAGTTCCTCGGCGGTCATAGGCAGAGCGTCCGCAACCGCTTCCTCGTTGTCTATCATTTCGGCGAGTTGGCGTGCCGCCTCCTCGCTGCGCATCATGTAGCCTCCCTGCTCGCGTCCGTACCAACCGCGCTGTGTTTTCTTACCCTCTGCAAGAGGTTCACGGATGAACGTGTTGAGAGCCGCCTTTTCCTCTGCAGTCAGTTCGCGGTTGAACTTGACAAGGAAAACATTGCTCGTCTTGCCTTTCTTATTGGTGTATGTAGTAGGCGTAATCGTGTACGGTTCAGAACTTTCTGCGCCGTCCGCTTGTTTATCTGCTGACAAAGTATTAACTTTGCCGTCAGAAGATATATTGTCGGACGTAGGAACAAGGTCCGGTCCCTCCGATTTATTCGGAGCCTCGGTTAAGGACCACTCAGAACTGGGGGACAACTTTTCAGAGATATGCAGGATTTTCTCTTTCTGCATATCTTTTTTTATATCCTTTGCCTCGGCTTCATGGCTGCTTACAGACACCTCCATACCGTCACGCTGAACAGTCACAGATTCAAAATGAACGAGACGGCTTCCATCGGGTTTGATAAAAGTCTTAACGAAAAGATACTTGCTATCACGCTCTGCTCCCTCGGCAGGAGCATTTTTCTCTATGATAACATCGGGGGTGCTGAGTGTCGGATGTATCATGCCGAAATACTCAGTTCTTTTCCGTGAATAGAGTTTCAGCAACTGGTTAGCACCCATCTTCACCGTGCCGATAGGAGTATCCACCGTACCTTCCTCTCCGAACTGAGCAATCCAGTTTTCGGGAGTCAGTTCAACGACTGGCGCAACTTCGGCGGCTGATTCCATTCGGGCAATCAGTTCGGTTGCCTCCTGCTCGGTGAGTGAACGGCCAATCATGTCGTTGCCCTCTATCGGCTTCACGCTCTTGTAGTCGGCAAAGGGTTTGGTCTTGCGCTTGCTTGAGCCAATCCACTTCTTGAACTCGTCCTTGCTGACGTGGGTAATCGCGCCGAGGCCGGTCCATCCGGGTTCATAGTTGGAGAGGTACGCCTCGCGTGCGGCCTCCACCGAGGGGAAGCCGTACATTATCTTATGCTCGTCAAAGTTGCCGTCCTTGTCAAGTTGGTCGATGACAAACACGTCACCCTGCTCCGGGGTGTCGGAGAGGAACACGTCTATATGGTCACCATCCACGCCCTGCGTGCCACGGATATATCCATAGTCATTCTGCATGGTGGTTTCCCACTCTTTGCCGTCCTCGCTCTTTCCACGGCGCACACTGCCTTTTGGGTTCTCAATGCTGACGTTGTAGCCGTCAACCTTGCGATGTTCCATCTTGTAGTTGCCTGCGGCTTTCTGCGCTTTGGTCGGCTCGTTCAGTTGTTGAGGCTCTGCACCGCGTTGAAGAGCATCCGCAGTTTGTTCACCTGCCTCGTTTCCTCCACGCTGTTGCTGTTCTTCTGCGGCCCTGCGCTTGCGTTCTGCGATGGCGTTGTCAACGAGGGCTTGCTGTTCTTTTGGGGTTGCATTTCTGAAATGTTCGTTTACTTGTGTGAGAATATCTTCTTTAGAGGCAATCTCGCCTGTGAATATGTCAGCCTGCCCACTTGCCGACATGGAGGCTTCATTGTTGTAGGTGGCGAGGACTTTGCGGAGGTCGCTCGGCTTACCGCTGTTGAGGATGTCGGCAAGCAGGAGCGTTGTCGCGTCAGTGACACGACTGTCCCCGAACTCGTCATCAAACAAGCCTGCCTGACGTCCGAATGGACTCACGGGCATACCCTCAACATAGATGTCGGGGTTGGATGACTTGGCACGCTGAACGAGGTCTACGGCCTTTGCCAATTCATCGGCGAGGTCATAGCCGTTGCGAGAGAGAGTGCGATTGTTGGCAATCTCGCTCAATCCCATCACTATTGACTGACGCAGGGTAGGCACGGAGATTATCTGTCGCACTGCATCGGGCGAGGCTTGGAATACCTTGCCGATAAGAGTGTTCTCAAGAAGTTCCTTGCCTCCTGCCGACAATGCCGTGCCTGTGCGGAGTTCGGGCATCTGCTTGTCATTTATGACTCCTGCCTGCATGAGTGCGCCCAACGCCTGCGCCATGGCTTTCTCATCGGCATAGTAGTCCGAGAGGCGGTCATAACGGCTGATGTCATTGACAATGTTGTTGAACACTGCATCGGGGACAATCTTGCCGAGTTTGACGGCGGCTTCGGGTTTGCCCTGCGATTTCTTCTCCTGCGCGTTGAAGCGTGCAAAGGTGGTGGCATCGTAAGGCAGAGCCTCGTCCGGCACGAACACCACGCGAGGATTTTTCATGCCCTGCACCTGCTCAGGGGTAAAGCCGAATTTCTTGTGACCGAATTTAGCGAGATAGTCATTATATGCCTTGTCAGTTCCCTGACGTGCGGCGAGGTCACCCGACATGGTGCGGTTGTTGCCCGACAGCACCACGCCGTCCTTGCTGACGATGACGGGGTCTTGCAGGGCGCGGTTATCGTATGAGCCTGCAATATCCTCCACGATGCGCTGTGCGTCCTTGTCGCGCTGATAGTCGCGGTCATTGACGCTCTGGCCGTTCTCGTCTATGGGGAAACCCTCGGTGGGGGCGTAAGCGTTGTTGGCATCGTGGCTCGGTGAGGCGGCTCCTGCCTCGGTCAGCACATATCGGCCTGTAATCGTAGAGCCATCGGGCAGGGTCAGAGCGTCCTCGTTGCCCTCCACCTTGGGAGCGGCTTCCCAACGCTCGCGTATCTTCGGATTGACAGCGTGAACGCCGATGCGCTCCTGCTCGGCCTGCTTCTCGGCCTTGATGCGCTGTTCCTCCTCAAATCGTGCCACAGCTGCGTCATGAGCCTCTGCGTCACGCCGACGGCGTTCCTCCTCCTGCTGACGGCGCAGTTCGGCATTGCGGTCGGTATAGACACGGAGTATATTGCTCCACGCCTGCGCCTCTGCCTGCGCGTCAGCGAGTGCCTGCTGATACTCGGCCTGCGCCTTGGCGTTTTCCTCGTCCACGCGCTTCTGCTCGGCTCGCATGGCCATGGGACCGGCCTTGCCTGCGAGTTTAGGCTTGGCAGGTGTCGGCGGCTTCTTGTTGAGTGCCTCCAATCTCTTGTTGGCATCCGCTATCATCTGCTGTGCGATAGGCACGGCGTTGGCCTCGCCCTCCATGGCCTCAACAAGTCCGTCCCATGCTGTTTCCGGCTCTACAGCCGTGAACTCATAGTCCTGCTTCTCCTCGTTGAAAGGTATGCGCGAGAGTGCTGTTTGCTGTCCGTTTTCTACGCTTGAAACCGCTTCGGGAGCGATTTCTGCATCTGAAACGGCGTTTTCCGTAGGATTGAGAACGCTTTCGGGGTTTTCGGGAACGGCTTGCGCTCTACGCTGTTGCTCATAGCGGTATGCGTCCAACTGACCTTTCATGGCCTCGGACATTGATTCGGGCGTGTTTTGGCTGTATATATTGATGAGGTTAGCAATCCATGCGTCATCAGCCTTTGCGGCTTCTTGCAATCCTTGCTCATAGGCTCGGTCATATTCCTCGGTGTCGGCGATAGGCTGTTGAGGTGCTTCCGCTTCGGGGGCAGGGGCCGCAGGCTCCGGGGCAGGCTCGGCAGGTGCTTCGGGTTCGGGAGGAACGTCAACACCAAACACGGACTCCTGCTCTGCGTCTATTTGGGCATAGGCCGTCTGCAACTCGTCCTGTGGGTCGATGCTCTCACCTACCTTATATATTTGGTCGGGGGACACAAACTTATATTCGCCCGACTCGTCCATGATGACAATGCTCTCGGACGAGTTGGCGGTATCAATGGCCGACCCATCGGGGTACATGGCCACATCGCCCTTGATGATGTAGGCAGGCTTGTCATCCACTTTCATGACGGCAGGGATGATGACACCGCGCTCCTTGTGGGTGCGCCCTGCGACTTCCTGCTCAACCTGCTCGCGCTTGCGCTGTGAGGCTTCGTGCGAGGCATCCATCACGCCGTCAAGCGCGGCCTTGGAGTTGATGTAGTAGAGGACGGCTTCCTGTTGGTCGGGGGTGAGGGAGGGGTCATTGATGAGTGACCACGGATTTTCATTGACGTGGTACATCCAATACTCGGCCTCTGCCCCGAAAGCGTCCTCGCACATCTGATATGCCTCCTGCATACGGAGGGCAATAGCGTCTATATCTGCCTGCGCGGTGGGGTCACCCTGCTCAAAGCGTCCATACAGCAGACGGCTCTCCTCATACATTCGGTCGGCCTCGGCCTGCTCGGGAGATGGTTCATACTGTTCCTCCTGCTTCTGCTCCGGGAATAATTCACGCGCATAACGCTCCACAAGAGCCTGCTCCTCCTCAGTGCGGTCTTTTGGCTGTTTGCGCAGAGCCTTGTCAACGTCAAGGCCGGTCTCCTTGTTGAGGCGTTCGCGGATTGCTTCGGGGCGGTGTTCCGCTCCTGCCTCGGAGTTGCGCTTGATGGCTTCGTCAAGGAACTCCACAAGTTGACGCTGCGACTCGGTCACATTCTCGTCACCGCGCTTCACAGCCTCATATATCTGACGGATGGTCTGCGGGTCTGCTCCGCGCGACACCTCGTTGACTGCGGCCATGAACACAGCCTCATTGGCTTCTGCATCGCGGTATCTCTCGCCAACGTCAATAGTGTTGAGTTCTACCTGCCTGTTGATATTGTCAATCTCGCCCTGCGCCTCGCGCTCCGATGCGAAACGGCGAGAGGTGACAACCTCTCCATCAGATGTGACTGAATTGACAATGAAAGAGCCATCCTCGGCCTGCTGTGTGTTGTAGGCCATAACGGTTCCCATCGGGAGCATACGGCCTGTAAGGATGAAATATGCCTTGGCGCGTGCGTTTTGGCTGACCCTGCTGTCCTGCATGAGTGCTTCCATCGCTGAATAGCCGTCAAATTCGGGCGAGCGGTGGATTGTTTCAGCCTCTACACGCTCTGTTCTCAACTCAACAGCACCATCGGCAGGATTGACGTTGGGGTTCTGCGTTTCAAAGTGGTCACGGCTGAATAGGTCTGCAAGTTCACCATATCCTGCCCGGCGCAGTTCATCGCGCTCCTCCTTGGTGAAATCCAAGTCGCGCGGACTCATATCCATACGCTTGCGCAGGCGTTCCTCAAAGTCCATGCGGTTGTGGTTGCGCTCGGCCTGCGTCAGCGGTCTGCCGTTGGTAGGCTTGATGGGGCGCAGGCTTGCAACGTATTGAGGCGCACTCTTAACCATGTGGCTGACCTTGAAGCCTAACATCATCGCCATGCTGTCACTCCATATATCCCAATTAGAGCGTTTGTTGGGGTCATCATCGGCGAGTTTGGAGTTCTCATATATATCGTATGCCGAGAAGATTGTACCCTCTGCGAGAGTGGATGTTGTCAACTCGCCTGTGCGAACAGCCATTTTACCAGCTGTGCTTGTGGTTGCCTTGACATATTTGTCGGCCACGTTGCCGATGATGGGCGAGAACGCGCCTGTAACGCCACCAAGCACAAGACCGTGACCTCCTGCTTTCAGTACCTCATCAAAAGAAAACTCTCTTTCTCCCGTTTCGGGATTGACAACACCGCCGACCGCCATCTGACCTTGGATGTTTTTCAGAGTTTCATAGGTGGCAAAGTTGGCGGCTCCTCCTGCGACTCCTCCTATAACTCGCCCAGTGAGGGTGCGAGCTGCATATCGCTCGGCCAACTCCTTGGACGCGCCCTTTATCATCTGCTTGCCTGCAAGTTTCATTCCCTGCCTGCCTACGAAACCACCAACACCGCCGGACACATAAGTGGTGGGGTCAAAAGCCATGTTAAGGACTGTGCCTGTTATGTCAAGTGCGCGGTGCTGTTGGCCGTACTGACCCATAGCGTCAATCTCTGCCGCGTTCATCCCCCATGAGTGTGTCATAGAGGCGGCCGCCATATCCATCGTCATATAAGGACTGAGGAGCGGTTGGTCGGCAATCTTGCGCATTAAGAACTCGGTCTTACTCTTTGGCATTTGGTAATCTACCGCACGCTGATATACGGCGTTGTAGACCTCCGCACGCAGAGCGTCCTCGGCGGCCTGCTGCACTGACCTTCCGTTGAGTTCGTTTGTGTGAGCCGTAAAATACTGCTGATAGGCATACAGCGTTTGCTGACGATATGACGAGGGGAGGCTGTTGAGAACCGTGTTGGCCATGGACTCAAGGTTGAAAGTTTCCTTGCGCTTCACGGCTCGGTTGTAATCACGCAGGTTCTCCTCGGGGGTTGCCAATGGCATACCATCGGGGCCAAACGCGCGGATGTTGCTACGGATGGATTTGTTATACTCCTTCATCTCTCGGGTATATTCCTCATCGGCGGCTCTATCTTCCGCTTCTGCCTGCGCCCATACGGAGTCAAGCACCTTGCGCATAGGTGCTTCATAGTCCAACTGCGCCTGCCTCTGCACGTCCTCCTGCTTGGAGGGGTCAAGGCCGTTGGCTTTCATGCGCCCTACGAATTGGTTCATCAGCCGGACACGGCGTGCGCCATACTCGGCCTTGTCTGCCTCAATGAGGTCGGTGGTAAGACTGCCATCGGGGAGAAGCCACTGCGTCTTGCGCTCGCCATTCTCAATGACCACACCATAGGGAACGGGGGACTGACCGCTCAACAGCGGTTTCGGTGCTTCCGCGCCATCGGTCGCGCCCTGCTGACCATCGGCAGGGGCCGCCGACACGTTGGGGGTAAGACCCATGACGCTTGTGGGTGTGCCTGCAAGCTGCGCTTGAAACTTGGCGGCTTTGAGTTTCTTCCTGCCCTCCGGGGTAAAACGCTCGGTCATGCGCCGTGTCTGCTCCACACGCGCCCTTGAACGCTGATTAAAGTCGTTCATCATCGTATGGAGTTGATAGGACATTCTTATCTTCTCCTGCTCGGTGGGTTGCCAACGCTCCTGCTGTGCAGGCGCGGATGCTTCCGCAGGTGCAGGAGGTGCGGAGGCCTGCGCCGGGGCGGTTTCGGCCTCTCCATATCCTATATTAGCCTCAAACTCATCATAGGGCCGCATATTGTAGCCACTCTTTTTAAGAGCGTCATAGGCGGCCTTGCGCTTGTTGGGGTCACTCATGCGCTGACGGAATACTTCCTCCGAGGCCATGTTGTAACCACTCTTGACGAGCGCATTATACATTTTGCTAATCTTGTCGTTGTTTGCCATGATGTAGTCTTGTTATGCGGTGGGGTCATCCATGTCAGTGGGGTCGGGTTTGGCCGCGTGTCCTGTTTTCTTCTTCTTGGTGGACGTGCTTTTGGTGGTACGGCTACCCAATGTGCGAGAGGTGTCCGTGGTTTCGGTTTCCTCCGTTTCCTTGTATGTGCCGTGCTGTTTGGCATACGCGATAGCGGCGGCCTCGGTGCGGAACTTATGCTCGTTGCCATGCTCGTCCCATGCGGAGAACTCGTTTTGATTGGAGCGGTTGTGAGCGGCCGCAGAAGCATAGGAGTTGGCGGCTGATGCTCTTGAAGCGGCAGCGGAGGCTCGCTGTGCGCCTGCTCTTGCCTTTTCGGTGGCAAGTTTCGCCCTTTGCATTTCGGGAGCGGCCTCGGCCTCAGCCTGCGCGGTGATTGCCTCCTGCTCGGCGCGGTCGGCCTTTCCTTTCTGCTCTCGCTGTCTGTCCGGCTGAAGTAGGGCAAGCCATCCGTGCTGTTCGGCCTCGCGCTGTGCTTTCTCGCGTGCGAGTTTCTGACGCTCCTGCTGTGCCTCCAACTCGCGGAGAGTCTTGGCACGCTCGTTTTGCAGGTCACCGAGTTTGAGAGAGAATTGCAGATACTTGTCGGCGTTCTTCTCGCGCTCGGCTTTCAGTTTCTCGATGCGGTCATTAACAGGCTTCATCATGCTCCCTTTGTCATGGTTATACATATTGGGGGCATACTGCGAGGTAAAGAAAAGGTTGCTCAACGCCGATATGCCGTCACTGACAGCTGCGATAATCTTCTTGGACTTCTCCCTGCGCTCGCGCTTCTTGCGCTGTTCTTCGGTTTCGGGGCGGTTGCCCTCGGCATCCATCCAATCTTGAATGGTCTTGATTTGTCGGTCAGTGCCTGCGACTGCATCGGCCTTGGCCTGCTCCTCCGGGGATAGCGGTGCAGGCGCAGGTGCTTCGGTGTCAGTGGACGTAGATGGACCGTCAGCCTCGACATCATTGGCAGGAGTGGCAGGTGCGGTGGTCTTGCTTGGGTCTACGGCCACATAGTGAGGACCGCCCTGCAAGTCGGGGGAGATTGGGGGAGGAGCGACAGCGACAGTCGCAGGCGTGCCTGTCATCTTGGTTTTGTCCGTGCCGTCATTCCCTCCGGGTACGGATGCGGGTGCGCCCTCAACCTCGGGAGCAATACCCGGATTGGGGGCAACAACGCCGATAGGTGGTTTTTGTCCTACTACCATAATGTCGGGGGTTGTTAGAACGCGCCTGCAATGCCTGCTCCTGCCTGTGCCACGCCCTGCACAGCGGAGGAGATAGCCTGCGCCTTGTTGATTTCAAGATTGTTCAGAGCGTCATTTATCTGCGCGTCCTTCTGCTGATAGGTCTGCTCTATCTGGTCTTTACGCGCCTCTGCATTGACGGCAATCTGCGAGGTTGCATCGGCGAGTGCCTGATTGTTGGCTGCCTTGGCGGCCGCCACGCTCTCCTCAGTACCGCCCATGACGGCCTGCGCTCCTGCGGCCTGCCGATTGCGGTTCTTGATTGACTCCTCGGTCATCGTGAGTATGCGCTGTGCATCGGCACGCTGTGTCGCGTCCTCGTTATATCGGCGGTCATACCAATCTTGGTTGGCCTTTTTTTGCGCTTGCAGGTTCTTCTTGACCTTTTTCATTGCCTTGCTTGCCGAGATACCGCCGAAGATGCTCCCGACAGCCGAAAGACCTGCGCCTACTAAACTTCCTATCATGATTGTGGAGTTTCAAAAGTTAAAATTCACGCACGAATTTAGGCGGTTATCTTTGTACCGCACTTTTAACTTTTGTATCATGGCTAAAGGAAAGAAAACCGGTGGCCGACAAAAGGGTACGCCCAACAAGGAAAACCCTCTCAAAGGGTATCTTCGCGCTCATAGCCTCGCATACTTTGAGCCGAAGCCACAGACCGAGGCTGACGGCAGTCCTCGCAAGATTGATTTCACCGACAAGGACGGTGTTATACTCAGTACAAGGGTACTGGCTGACGCAGACGGCAACCCGATACAGATGTCGGACTTCGATGTGGATATGATGGTACTGGACGCTAACGAGCGTGTCAGCGCGGAACTGCGCCTGCTTGAGTTCCATACGCCGAAGATGAAAGCCGTTGAGGTGGATATGGAAGTACACTCGGCAGTCACCATTGAGGACCGGTTGCGCGAACTCTGCGGAGAAACCGAAGAGGACGAGGACTGACGCGCCCGGCCGTCTATCCAATCTACTTTTAGACACAACCATAGGTTTTTGCTCATAGTGAATAACGTGAATAATTAATAAACTCGAAAGCGACACGTCCGTGAGGATAGGTCGCTTTTTCTTCCACCGACACCGCCATTTCAATAACCGAGATTGAACCAAACGAAAACCAAAAGCAAACCAAAGTGTAACCAAACACAAACCAAAACCTAACCAAAATATAACCTATGGTTTCCACCGACACCGCCATTTCAATAACCGAGATTGAACCAAACGTATACCTTCACGCGCGCGCGTGGGAATATCCTTTATGGAATTCCTCTATGGAATATGGACGTATTATATTAAGTCGAATATAATACTACGGATATAGGATAAAGGAAGAAAAACTTAAATCAAAGTTTTTCTATGGAGTAGGAGTCGGAATATAGTTCGCTTCGCTCCGACGACGCCGACATTAAAAAAATTTTTTTGAAAGATTTTTTCTTTTGGCTGACGCGCCGTAGCCTGCTCCGCAGGAAGAGAAAAAGAAAAAAGTTCCGCGCAAAAAGAAAAAGAGAAAGCCCGGCTCTGCGATGAAACAAAGTCGGGCGAGAAACAAAAGTTAAAAAACAAGGGGGGCGCGCGTGCGGTATCTTTGCTGACGAAATTTCAAAATCATATAGCGATGAATAGAAACTACAACCTCATCAAAGCATTGGTTGGCACTACCAACGTCATCATCACTTCCGAACTTAGATACTCGGAGTTGCACGCCCTCGTTGAAAAATCTGCTGTCCTCGAAAATGGCATTCTCACAATCAAGGTCAAGGAATGCACCCTCGGCACTGAAGAGATAAACGCCCTTGCAAAACTGGGAGGAAAATATGTCGCATTTGATTTGACCGAATGCTAAAACCCTTTCCCTTTCGTGCGCTCATACACCGCCTCGCGGTCAGCGTCCACGTCCTTTATGCGAAACTGCACGGCACACCCGGTCGGGATTGTGTCGGGCAACTGCCCGGCAAGCCGGGCGATGACCTCATCAACGGTCCCGAAGCCGATGTCGCTGACCTCGGAAAGAACCTCTCCGCGAAAGTAGGCACGGGCATAGACCATCCGCTTGGGAGAAAGCCTGAACAACTTGTCGGCAGGCTCATCGACCCCTCGCGCCATTCCCTGCTTGCTCTTTGCCGTGGAGAAAAAGATAAAGTCAATCACTTTGGCATTCAACTCCCAGGCCGGGGTGAAATCAATCTTGATGTAACCGCGCGTCACCGTGTGTCCGTGCGAGTGGTTCATGCCAAACGCCACCTCCGCGACACTCGCCCCGCAGTCGTTCTGCGCGACAGTTCCCCATGTGTGACGGAACGTATATACGCAGTACCAGTCCTTTTGCGCTATCCCCATGCTGTTGCACACCTGCTTTATGCCAGTGTTCACGTTCGCACAGAAAGAATCCGAGGACGAGAACCGATTGTGAAAGTTGAACAGGTAGGGGTCGTCAGCCTCGGCGAGATATTTCTCAACTAACGGCTGTATTATCGGCTCAACCCTCATTTCGATGTAAGCGTCATCGGTTCGTACCTTGCGCGTCTTGGCACGCTTGTAGCAGATACAGCCGTTTCGGTAGTTCTCCTTGCGCAGCTCGTAGATGTCGACCGTGTTCATACCTGCGAGGCACAGCACCATCTTGGCTACATCGCGCCCCAGTTCGGGCAATGGGTCTATCATGCGAGTGGCAGGGAGGGGAGCCGCGAAAAACAGCCTGCACTCCTCCGGGCTGATGGCAATCTTTTCCGACCGGTCTGCCTGCGGTATCTTAACCTTGCCCCACGGATTCGTCTTGATCCTGATGATGCCGTTGTCATAATCGTTGAACTCACTCACGGCCGCCCGAAAAATCTGCCTCATGCACACTGGGTACATCTCTTTCGCCCGGCGCGTACTCTCCAGTGTCGCTATCCATCGGTTGACCTGCGTGGAGGTCAGCTGCCCGAACATGATTTTGTTCGTGCCGTAGAACCGCTCCATGTGCTGCAGGGCAAGTTTGTAGTTCTTGGCGTTGCGCTCCTGCCCTCGGTCAATCATGCGGTCGATGTGCTGACGCGCATATTCGCTGAAGCAGATGTCATCGTTGCCTTTCAGCAGAAAGTCCATTACCTCGGCAATCGTCCACTGGCTGATGTCCTTTCGGTTCAACCTGTCGTTGTACTCCATAATCCGCTCGGTGCAATAATTTAGCACAAAGGGGTCTTTGATGTCGTTGGTCTTGGTCAGTTCCTTTCGGGTAATCATCTTGTCGGTCTTGATGTATCCGTGACGTTTGCGGTGCGTGACCCGGATATAGACCTGCAAGAATCCGTCCTTGCGCTCTCCGCGCACTGTTGGTTTGAATGTTGCCATTTCTTCCGTGTTCCTATTTTTTGATTGATAATTTTTCCATCGCTTTTGTATCTCGCGCCATTACTGGCGGTTGCGGTTGTACACCCATGCTGTACACCCATGTACACCGCCCCTTGAAAAGTGTGTACACTTTTGTACACTTTTCCGCGCATTTGTACACACAAAGTGATGCCAAATGCACGAACCCCCTAAGAACAACTTAGGTTGTAACGCCTGATTTCTCAAAGCGTTACAGCCTAATTGTCGGATTATGTTAGAGTAGCCTCTTTTATTCGATGGCAGCCTGCGCCGCAGCGACGCGGGCGATGGGCACGCGATAGGGTGAGCAGCTGACGTAGTTCATGCCGAGTTTTGCACAGAACTTGACTGACGAGGGTTCGCCGCCGTGCTCGCCGCAAATGCCGACCTTGAGCTCAGGCTTGGTCGAGCGGCCTTTCTGTACGCCCATGCGGACGAGCTGCCCGACGCCTTCCTGATCAAGGACTTCAAACGGGTCAGTCTTGATGATGCCGTGCTCTTTGTAGAACTTTAGGAACTTGGGAGCATCGTCACGCGAGAAGCCGAATGTCATCTGAGTCAGGTCGTTGGTGCCGAACGAGAAGAAGTCGGCTACCGTAGCAATCTGATCGGCTGTCAGGGCAGCGCGGGGCACCTCAATCATTGTGCCGACAAGGTACGGGATGCTCTCGCCCTGCTCGTCAAACACTTTGGCTGCAGTGATATTAATTACATCAGCCTGGTTCTGAATTTCCTTGAGCGAGCCAACGAGCGGGATCATGATCTCGGGCTTTACGTCGATGCCGCGACGCTTGCAGGCGATGGCGGCCTCGATGATGGCGCGGGTCTGCATCTCGGTGATTTCGGGGTAAGTGATACCCAGACGGCATCCGCGGTGACCGAGCATCGGGTTGAACTCTTCGAGTGAGTCGACCTTGGCCTTTACCTCGGCGAGTGAAATGCCCATCTCGTCAGCGAGCTCCTTCTGAGTTGCAGTCTGATGAGGCACAAACTCGTGCAACGGAGGATCAAGCAGACGGATTGTCACGCCATAGCCGTCCATAGCCTCGAAGATGCCCTCGAAGTCGCCACGTTGCATGGGGAGAAGTTTGGCAAGCGCGACACGACGGCCCTCGACGTCTGACGAAAGAATCATCTCGCGGACTGACTTGATGCGGTCGCCTTCAAAGAACATGTGCTCGGTACGGCACAGGCCGATACCCTGAGCGCCAAACTGGCGGGCCTGCTTGGCATCGCGGGGCGAGTCGGCATTGGTGCGGACAAGAGTCTTTGTATATTTGGCCGAAAGGTTCATGATTGCGCCGAAGTCGCCGTCAAGGTCGGGATAAACGGTGGGAACCTGGCCGTCGTAAACGTCGCCGGTCGAGCCGTTCAGCGAAATCCAGTCACCTTCGTTGTAGACCTTACCGCCCATCTCGACGGTGCGCTTCTCATAGTCAACCTTGATTTCACCGGCACCCGACACGCAGCACTTGCCCATACCGCGGGCAACAACGGCAGCATGGCTGGTCATACCGCCGCGCATCGTCAGGATGCCCTGAGCGACTGCCATACCGCGAAGGTCCTCGGGAGAAGTCTCGATGCGTACAAGGACGACCTTGCGTTTCTTTTCAGCCCATGCCTCGGCGTCGTCGGCAAAGAATACAATCTGGCCGGTAGCGGCACCAGGTGATGCGGGAAGGCCCTTGGCCACGACGGTCGCACGCTTGAGTGCGCTCTTGTCAAAGACAGGGTGGAGCAACTCGTCGAGCTTCTGGGGTTCCATGCGCATCAGGCAGGTCTTCTCGTCAATCTCACCGGCGCGGAGCAGGTCCATCGCAATCTTGACCATTGCGGCGCCTGTACGCTTGCCGTTACGGGTCTGGAGCATCCACAGCTTGCCGTCCTGGATTGTGAACTCCATGTCCTGCATGTCTTTATAGTAGTCCTCAAGGCGGTGTGCGATGGCAATAAGCTCAGCGGCACACGTCGGCATAGACTCTTCGAGTGAGGGATATTTTGCGGCGCGAACTTCCTCGCTGATGCCCTGCAGGGCTGACCAGCGGCGTGAGCCCTCGACCGTGATCTGCTGGGGTGTGCGGATGCCGGCGACGACGTCCTCGCCCTGAGCATTGATGAGGTACTCACCGTTAAAGATGTTTTCGCCAGTTGCGGCGTCGCGGCTGAATGCCACGCCTGTAGCCGAGTTGTCGCCCATGTTGCCATAGACCATTGCCTGGACATTGACGGCGGTTCCCCATTCCTCGGGAATCTGGTTCATGCGGCGATAGATGATGGCGCGCTCGTTCATCCAGCTGTCAAACACTGCGCAGATGCCGCCCCACAGCTGATCCCAAGCGCTGTCGGGGAAGTCCTTGCCGGTGTAGTCCTTGACAGCGGCCTTGAAGAGCTTCACGAGCTTCTTGAGGTCATCGACGTCAAGCTCGGTGTCGAGTTTCACGCCTTTCTCTTCCTTGACCTTGTCCATAATGGCCTCAAACGGGTCGATGTCGGCCTTGCTCTTGGGCTTCATGCCGAGAACGACGTCGCCATACATCTGGACGAAGCGACGATAGCTGTCCCATGCAAAGCGGGGATTGCCGCTCTTCTGAGCCAATGACTCAACCGTCGCATCATTCATGCCAAGGTTCAGGACCGTGTCCATCATGCCGGGCATTGACGCACGTGCGCCCGAACGAACAGAGACCAGGAGAGGGTTGGCCGGGTCGTTAAATCTTTTGCCGGTCAGCTCTTCAACGTGAGCAATTGCCTTCTCGACATCAGTCTTGATGCGCTTGACAACTTCGTCACGGCCATACTGGGTGTATTCCGAACAAACTTCAGTAGTGATTGTAAATCCGGGAGGTACCGGCATTCCAAGGAGGTTCATCTCGGCGAGGTTGGCACCTTTGCCGCCGAGGAGATTTCGCATTGAGGCATCGCCTTCAGCTTTACCGTCTCCAAACGTGTAAACTCTTTTCATTGGATGTCTTAATATTAAATAATAGGTTAAAATTTCACTTACAATATTCGACTTCTTAAAAAGTCGGCCACGAGGCTTATAGAGAGGAATTGCAAAGATATAAAAAAATTTTGTTTTATCAGACTATAGGATGATTTATCCCAGGGCTGGCGCATGAGATTTAGCAAAAATTCAGTCAAAAATATGGGCGATTATGTGAAATAAACTTTCAGTTATTGCATATATTGCTGAGAATAGCTAAATTAGTAGTATGCAAATAGAAATTTTCAGCAAAGTAAAA